TCACAATCCTCTAATCTTCCGCATTACCCCATTATATACTCTCGGATTAGCAACCTGCAGCGTGTCCATCAAGTCATCCATAATGCCCCATACCTGCTCCTCGCTTTTTTGAAAGTATAATTTTTGCATATAGTTGACTTGCATATATAAAATCCCCGCCCTCAATTGAGAGCGGGGCCATTTTAATGCTTGACGATATGGTCATAGTAGAGTTTGAGTTTGTCGGGGTTGGCGTCCTCGTCATCCAGAAATGCCCTGGTGATCGAAACATAGAAGTCCAGGGTATTCGCTGATGTTTTTTGGATGGCCTTGCAGTAGTCAGAATAGATCATATTTATTGCAGCCCAAAATTGCGCCGGGTCTCCGGGTATGTTTCTTTGGGCCATGATCTGTTTAACCTGCTCCAGAGTCCAGTGCGGCCCTTTTGTTCCGTCGGCGTTTACCATACGAGATGTCCAGTCCTCTGCGTCAGCTAGAGTGAACGATTTGTTAGATTGCAAATTGCTAGTTCTTGGGCGCTGGCCCTCCCACTGGCAAATCGCCTGATAGGCTCCGTTATATGTTGCCAGTCTGTCAGCCATACGGTCGGATGGTTCCTCGCCCATACACTCGGCAATTTTTAGCAGTAGCCAACCACGAGCTTCAGTTTCGCCCATAGGGCCACCCCCTTACTCCATCTCCATCTCGTTCATCAGACGCCGGATGGCCTCACGCTCACGTTCAGTTGAGGCATTATCCATCATCGTCTGTAGCTTATCCATCATGTCAGGAGATGCGTGTCGAGAATATCTCCCATCCCGGCTATAACGTCCCATGGAGTCCCGCTTCCGGCCACGGTAGCTGGAGCCGCGGGCATAAGTGCCGCGCATATCAGCCCCCCAATCCCCGGCCCGGCTGTATCCACCGTCCTCTTCCAACATTGCGATCTTGTCGATGTTCTTGATGGTGTCGGTCAGCTTGTGAGCAGCTTCAAGGTCCCCGGCAGACATCTCCGGCTTGCGGGCGATCTCCTCCAACTCTTCGCAGAGCTTTTCTTTCAGTTCGTGCATATACATGTTGACTCTCCTTTCAAGCCACGCGCTCAACGATCAGATTAGCATTTTCAACCTCAATCGTCTCCGCGCTGGTATTTTTGACTGCCACAGTCACGCAGCAGCCACGGGGGACCTCAATAAAGGCCGCAGCAAACACGTTGAAAAACTCGTCCACCGCAGCAGGGGTCACGATAGCGGTAGCGCTACCCAGTGCCTCTCCCTCAACAGCGATGGCAACGGAGATAGGGCCTACCGCGCCGCCGGTGGGAATTGCAATGTTGCTGCCGAAAACCACTTTATAGCGGGCGCGGCACTGATTCGTCATTCCACGCAGGGTAACGATGCCGGAGCCGTCACGGTGCACGACGCAATTAGACCCGCTGACAGGCGTCTCCGTAAAGACCACGTTCTGGTTAGCGGCCACCTGCTGGACAAATACTCCAGTAAATTCAGCCATAAACTTCATTCCTTTCAAAAAGATAGCGGCGAGGCTATTTGCCCCGCCGCATGGTTCAAAATCGGCACGGGGCCGAACATGTAAGCCTTTCTTACAAGTTGATGTATTGGGTTTTAGCAGCCGCAGGGATTGCAGCCACATCCGGCATAAGGATTGGGCACCTGATAGGCCGGAACAGGCATGGGATTGATGCGGCGGATCAGCTCGGCAGTCTGCGCTTCCTGATTAGCGGTGATGAAAGCGTTCTGAGCCGCCTGAGAAGCCTGGAACTTCAGGCTCTGGTTTTCAGCCGTCAGAGTAGCGATCTTGTCCTGGGTCAGGAAGTCCAGGATTGCCCGGGAGTTGGCGTTGGCATTGTCGATGATGTCCCGCGTGCTGGACTGGATGGTGTTGCGGGTATCGCAAGCCTGGGTAGCCATGTCGTACCGGACGCCGTCAATGCTCCGCTGAGTATCGCAGCAGCACTGCGCCAGCTGGGCGCCGATGGCATTAAAGCCCGCCTGCGTCTGATAGCCCAGGTTGCACACAGCGGTATCCACGCCATGGAAGCCGTTGCTCACGGCATCCCGGATGGAGGTCTGGCCGTTCTGGAGGCCGTTCAGGGCGAAGCCCTCGTTGATGTCGGCCCTGGTAGCCCAGCCCTGACCGGAGGGAGAACCCAGGCCATTGCCGGAGTTACCACCCCAGCCGCCATAGCCGCCCCAGCCGAACATGCCGAAGATCAGAAACAGGATAATCCAGGAGGCCCAATCGCCGCCCCAGCCGCCGAAACCGCCGTTTCCGCCCTGATAGGCAGGAGTCACGGGCATGGTCATCACAGCGCCGTCAGAAGAAAGACTCATTGTGTTATCTCCTTTGTAGATTTATTTTCAAAACCGTGGCCACGGATTTTGATTTAATGTAAGAAATGCAAACTGTACTTTGCAAAATCACAAGAAAAATGTGAAGTATAGTTTGCAAATTCACTTCACATTCTGCGGAAAGTGAACTTCACTTCTTCACTTCCCAAACATTCCCCGCATTCCCTCAAACATGCCCTGCATCTGCTGGGCCTGATTCTGGACTTGGTTAAGCTGATCTTGGGAAATGCGTCCAGAGGATACCATCTCTTGTATCATGGCGTTGGGGTCCTTACCCCGCATCTGCTGCATGAAGGACTGAAACTGCTGCATCATGTTGGGCTGTCTGTTTCCGCCCATAGCCTGGAAAAAGGGGTTCATTCCGCATCCTCCTTTGCCGCCGCTTTGCGGGCGGGTTTTTCTTTGGCGCTCAGCGCCTCTACACGGGCCGCAAGGGCCTCCAGGTCCTGCTTGGTGGCGTACTCCACGGGAGCCGCCTGCGGGGCAGCAGGGGCCGTCCTGGGGGCGTTTCTCTCCACCAGATCGTAGACCTTGATAGAGGGTTTGCCGCTGGCGTCCGCCTGCTTGAGATAGATGGTGGGGGCGTTGCTGTCCCACAGGGCCACAGCGGAATTGGGGGCCACCAGATAGCCCATAGCCTCCTGCTCACCGCTTACCCACACCATGCTTTGCCCACCAGTCTGTGCCTGCTGGGGCTGTACCTGCGGAATCTGCTGGGGAATGGGCTGATACTGTGCCCCACGAAGCTGTGCAAGCTGGTCCGCCATGGGCGGCTGATAATACGGCTGATAGCCGGGCATATATTGATACGGCATACTCAATCCTCCATCCAGTAATACAGCACGGTCTTTCCGCCGCTGTTCCAAGTGTCTACGATGCGCCCGTCAAAGACGCAGACGATGTGAGTGTCCAAGGCCAGCAGATAGACGCCATAGGGATGCTCATGAGCGAACTCCTGTACAGTCATATCCTCGTACTCCGGCAGATAGCGCCGCCAGCCTTTACGGCGGAGATATTTGCCCCAAACGGGATTTCCTGACGGCATATCTGCGGCAAGGTAGCCCTCCCAGCATAGCCCCCAATAGGTGGTGTCCCAATCCTGATCTAGGGCAACAGAAATTGCCCTGACGGTGCAATCGCCTACGTTCTTTCCGTCTCTATTGGCGTTGTAATATTCAAACGTACTGTTTCCTGTCATCATAAAAAAGCTCGTTCTGCCGGATAAACCCTTCAAGGCCGGAGAAGTCTCCCTCCGCCGCATACTTCTCGCAGGTGTCTCTTGCTGCGGGCTCCGTAAAGCCGCAGGCCACCAGACGGGCAATCAATTCAGAACCGTTCAAAATCAAATCAAACACGTCCTTTATCAGTGAAATCAGGAGGCCGCAAGGAGGGCGGCGACGTGTACCAGCCCTTGTTCCTTACGTCCTCCATGCTTAAATTTTCTCACAAAAAAACCCCGCATGGGTGGTATCCATGTGGGAGTTGTGTGGCAATTATGGAGGAGTTATGTAAAATGCGTGATAATGCAACTTCGTTACTCCGCATAATTGACATTCATTTTCTTTGAGATATAATAAAAGTGTAGAAACCTAGACGGTTGCCACAGCCTATACTAATATGCAGAGCAAGGTCTTATCCCCACCCGCAGTGTGCCGTACTGATTGCAGCAGACGGTTCATTTTTAACATGGTGGATATAATAGGAGGAAGGAGGCCTCAATATGGTTCGAATCATTGATGCAGCTAACTATTTATTTAACGAATACAAATCTATTTCTGGCGGGAGTCTGCTGGATGAAATGAAACTCCACAAGCTCCTTTATCTTGCACAGAGAGAAAGCCTTGCAATTTCTGGGCGGCCTCTTTTTTATGAAAGTTTTGAAGGGTGGAAGTTCGGCCCGGTATCTCCAGATGTAAGAAAGGTATATTCCAATGGTGGCATTCAAGCCATAACAAATGATGTCTCACCTGAAGCTTCTATTATTTTGAACGCAATATTGGAGGAATATGGACCGATCGAGTCCTGGAGTCTAAGCCAACTTTCTCACCAGGAAATTTCATGGAAAAACGCGAGAAAGGGGCTTTATCCAGATGACCCCGGAAACGTTGAGCTGAAACTAGAGGATATTATGGAGGACGCAAAAAAAGTGCGCCCATTTGACCATATCTGGGGGATGTACTATGATGAGTTTGAAGACATCCCGGAAGGTGAGGTCCCTGCAGTATGAGCGATATTGGGAAGATTTACTCATTTTCAATGCCGTTCTATGATGTACGGAAGGGTGGAATGGGATATAAGGCAAGGCCAGCTTTGACTCTCTATGGTCCCAGGAACGGGGACTACACTGTCCTCCCGGTGTCAACCATAAAGGACCCGATGAATCGAGATGCAGATTTTGACATCAAGATAGACCCGGCGGACTTCCCAAAGCTCGGGCTTCGAGAAGTAAGCTATATTCGGACGCATAAGCAGACTACGGCCCATCAAGGATCGAAGTATAAGTATATTGGTGATTTAAAGGGCGATTATCCAGCGAAATATCAAGAAATAATCGAATTAGTAGAAAAATTCAGTCAGGAAATTACAAAGAACGCATAGAATAGGAGCCGGGTCAATCCCCGGCTCCCTTATTTTTGTAAAGCTGTTTTGCTACATCCTTAACCCTCTGGAATATATACTTTTCGTGATCGCTAACTGTGCTACGATACCAGCCCAATTCTGCCGCTACATCAATTTGATTCCACTTATCAATGATACGCCGCCTTGCGATCAGTTCATCGTCTGTATAGAATGCTACCTCTTCAATAACTCTTTCCAGCTGAGAGCGCAAGAGCTTATCCAGTGGATCAGGCAGTTTCACTCTTGCGCTCACAGTCCCACGTCCTTCTTTCCTGTTATTCCATCAGTTTCCACATTCGGTACAGCATCGTGCACATCTGCTGCCGGGTAACGGGCTGGGAGAGCATCAGGTCCCCATCGCTGTTGCCCGTCAGGATGCCGTTTGCAATGGCCCATTCCACGCCCTCCTTGTGGGCGCCGCTGGGTGTATTGTCCATGATCTTGACCTCCAGTCTCTTCTTGAACTCTGCCCACTTCTGGGCGCTCACCAAGTACGACGGGCAGTGCTTCCCTGTCACATCAAAGTGACGGTACACGTTCTCAATGGGGATGCCATACTTTTCCATCAGTGCCCGACCCAGGGCGGCAGCGTTGGCAAGAGTTGCTTCGCTGGCCTGATAGACACCGTTCCGGATGGTGTCGCACATCTCAATGGAAAGACTGTTGGTGTTGGTGATAACACCATACATGGTGCCGCCACCAGTCTTGTCGGCGTTGGCGTACTTGCTGCCGCCGACGGACCATGCCACTTTTAGATCAGGCACAGACCGCCAGACTGTAGTATCATCGACAAAGTAGTGGGCGCTGGCCTTGACGATGTTGTTCTGAAAATACTTTGCGTTGTTTGCCGCCCTGTCCCCGTCATTTCCGGTGTAGTGGTACACTAGATACCGGATTTGGCTGGCGTTCCGGGAACCGCCATAGTTCCCGGAGTTCGCCAGCTGCTCCTTTATCGTGTAGCTCATTTACTGTCACTTCCCAGCTGCTTGATTACCTGGTTGGCTCCGGTAGCAGCCAGGCCGCTCACAATGCCCACAGCCGCCGCAGTGATGTAGTCCGTGGCCGGAAAGTCAGGCATGATGAACATGCCAGCAATGCCCAGCACAGCGCCGCAGATGCCGCAGATGATAGGAATAAACTTGTTGTCCAGGCCGGACGCCTTGACGCCCTGCCCGATCAGCAGGCAGATAACGGTGATAGCCGCCACGCCTGTAATACCCAAAGATGTAATGTCCATATCAGACCTCCCGATTACACTCGGATGGCCTTGACGGCATAACCGTCTGCATCATAGGTCACATCAAACTTTCCGCGCTTGGTATTCTGGCGAACCACTTGTCCGGCAAGCGCCTGATTTCGGCCCATGTCTACCTTGTCCGGAAGAGGCTCCTTTTCCTCGCCGGGAAGGAATCCCTCCGCCATCTCTGCCTCGGTCCATCCGCCATCGGGGTTCTTTTCGGGGTTCAGGGAGAATCCGGCGCCAGCCTCAACCAGCAGCTTGTTGGCATCCTCCGCAGTAATCTTGCCGCTCTTGAAGTCATCGATGATGTTATTGATGGTCTTGTTCATGATTGGTAGCTCCTTTCAAATCCGGCTTGACCGCCGGTTGATAATGATGTAAGATGTTATTGCCCGTTGTGCAGACGTGTGCTGTTTTGATAGCGCTCCCTCCGCGTTAAGTCGCAATGGACGGAGACAACGAATACTACGGGCTTGCGGCGCTCCTTCGGGGGCGTCGCTTTTTTACAGCCCAATGCGGGCCAAAATAAACGCAATTACCGCCGCCAGCACCGCCCACACGGACTTGTCCACGATGGCTTCCCAGCGGCGTCCCGGTTTTGCCGTCTGTTCCTCCTGCTTTGCCAGCAGCTTTTCGATGTTTTTGTCCATGTTGGAAAGCTGCTCGTCCAGCTTGGCGTCTCGGGCAATCTGCTCCCGCTGCCAGTCATAGAACGAGTTATGGAACTTCTTGGAGTCCTGCTGCCAGTCCTCCAGGGCCTTGATGCGCCCCTCCAGACGGGCTGCTGCTTCCAGGCCAAAGCAGTCATGCCGGGGGTCTCTAACGCACTTCTCGTCAGCCATTGGACACCTCCCCCAGGTCCTCCCACTTGACATTGACCGTGCCCGGTGCCCACACGTTGTTGTCCTGCCCGGACCGCCAGACATGGCCCTCATAGGTGCAGCAATCCCCGGTCATATACGGCGAAGTGGAGACGGCGATAAACGGCAGGGCCTTGTCCGGGTCTGTTGACCATACAAAGCCCCACTGTGCGGGCAGGTCCTCCGGCTCGTCTGTGTAGATGGTGCTGTCATAGGGTTGGAGGAGCCGCACCACACGTCCCGCCGTGGACCGGCAGACAAAGCCCGCTTTGCGTTCCAGCATGTTCATGGCCTCACAGGCCGCCGCAAAGCTGGGGATGTAGTCCTCGGAGGCATACAGCTCCGTCCCCGTCATGTCCGGGGCCTGGGCCTGGAGGGTCTGTGCCCTCGCAAGCCCGCTATCCCGCATGGTGGTAAGTACAAACTGCTTGTCCGTCATACCGCGTTCACGCCCTCTCTAATCGCTTCTGCAAGCTCCTCATAGGTCACATACTCCGGTTCAGGTTCCGGCTCTGGCCGTTCATCATCCTCCACTGTGATCTGCCCTTGATAGGCTTCAGCTTGTGCGATGGCGTAATTTGCATCCGTGTAAGGCATTGTAACACCGGAGAGTGTCACCGCCATGACACCGTCAAGGTCAATCTTTGTCGCCAGCTGATATTTAATGATCTTCATGTGCCCTCCTTCCAGTATTTCAAGAATAAGGTGAAGTTTAATCCGACTGTACGGCCAGCCCCGACCGAAATTGTGAACTTCCCATTCCCGTTCTGTGTAAACAGGCCAAGATAGTTTGATGCGTCGAAAACAGATTCTCCAAAAAGACCCGGAATTTGCGTTCCGTTGTCCAATACGCCATAGCAATCAAGCATCTTTACCTGGCCGCTGGTATCCGGGATTTGAACGTCAATCGTCTTTGACGAGCTGTTCGGGAACACCCCACCATCCACGGCCATCACAAACACAGGTTTGTTGCTGTACCGCTCAGTGGTGCGGTACTCGACGCCCAACTGCATGGGGGGATTGATCCACTCTTTTACGGCCCCGCTCATGCGGTAATAGCACCCCGGATAATTGCCATCGTTTTGCGCCGGAGCTGTCCCAACCATAGCCGCAGTGTAGTCCCCGGCCTGGGGCACCACCACGCCACTCCGGCCGTTGAAGGAGGTCACGCCGCCAGCCAATCCTTCAGATACCTTTTTGACAGCTGCATCAATTTCCTCTCCACTGTAAGCACTGGTGTAATACTCGGTAGGCGGGGCCGTGATTGCTGCCATCTGCTGTTCGAGTTCAGCAACTTTTGCAGCGAGTTCTTCAATCGTTGCCATTTGTACCTCCTCACGTGATGAATCTTCTGCCATGCTTGTCTAAAAACCATTTTGTGTCCGAGGTCGCCAGCGGCCCGCGTTCCTGTGGAACGCGGCGGCTGATATATAGGATGATGCAGCCATCCCCGCCAGGGCCACCAGTACCGCCATTTCCGCCGATTCCCCCAGTTCCAGCGGTGATTGATACCGTGTAATCTGCGGAATCCGTGGAGCCAACGGCAAGTCCTCCTGAGCTGGCACCGCCACCGCCATAACCGCCGCGGCCACCTTTGCCATACTGGGCAGGCTTTTTGGGCGTCAAGGTTGGTGTCGCGCCATTTACACCAGATGCAGCAGTAGCCTTAATTGATGACGATCGTACAGACACCGATGCATCGGGTCCGGGGCCGTTACCATTTTTACCGGCAGCTGCGCCTGCACCTAAACCTCGGCTATACCAAATGTAGGCGCCGTTATTATCCCGCGTCTCCATAGCAACACGTTCTGGATCATCCGAGTCGGTTTCGGTCAAGCCTCCGTTCCAGATATTGCCGTCCTCATCGGTAACGTTTTCAGCTGGGTCAAAGAGCTGGACAGTATCACTGTTGATGGTTGTGACTGTGGCCGCCTTTCCTGCGCCTTTTCCTCCAGGGATTCCTTGGTCACCGGTCCCTCCGTATTTTTCCCCGGTGATGGGATCTGTGTATCCGGCCTCTGAGGCTTGTGCCCCAGCCGTAGTTGCAGAACCAAGTGTTGTGTCGCTTCCAAGAGCGCCCTCCGGATCATCCGGGTTATAGGCGGCTCCCAGGCCACCAATGCCGCAGCTGTATACAATAGAGTCTATCCCGGAGATATCCAGAGTCCCTTCAAGGATTCTGGCCCCCGCGCCCGGTGCGCCACCTTCTCCGCCCGCGCCGCCATTTGCAAGTCCGCAGCCGCGTAATTGGTTCTCAAATGGTGGAGGATTGGTCCAGGATACAGATGGCGACGTGCCAACATTCCCGCCTTTTTGCCCGCAATGTCCGCCCTGGCCTCCGCTTATTAAAACATAGCGGATTAAAGTTGTGTCGGTAGGAATTTGATAAGTCCCTGATCCGGTGAGCACGATGCGTTCATCAAATGTTTTGAAATCATCAACTTGCGAGGGAATAAATCCAATTCGCATTTCGGCATTCGCTTTCAGTGTTGAGGACATGTTTACATCCATCGACTCAATACAAGCAGAAACGATTTCGTGATCGTATGGGTCCATGACCTTTACAACTTGTCCGGGCTTTTCCTTTTCGGTCAGAAACGAAGCTTGAAGCGTTTTATTGCAAGCATAGAAGCTCGCTAGCCGTTCAGCAACCGCAACTGAATTCACTAAAGAAACAAGTGTGGCATTCTCTTTGCCTTTTTCATTTTCAGGTACATTTTCATTGATTATCTTTGCAATTTTTCGCTTGTTGTGGATATATTTCAGCCCCGTAAGCGTCCCTGTACCAGCAGAGATTTTTGCGTAGTTTGCTCCGCTTTCCAAAACGGAAAGTCCGGAAGCGGACAGGGTGTGCATCGGTTCATTGAAAATGATTAGATCGCCGTTCTGAGCTGTGCCATTAAACAGCTCCTGGCTTTCTTGTCCTTCCACAAACTGATGTTCAATGACAGAGATCGCGCTAATTTTTTGATTATCTGTAACTGAGCCAACCATGTCCGTCTTTTTCGCATCTATTGTCGATATGGTTCCGTCCCAAAACGTCTCCACTCGCAAAACGCCATTCAAATCGGTAGTAAGACAAGCGCCAATAGCAAACAGAACTTGATTGAGATTGTCTCGTGCGGAGCTATTCGGTGGGCTACAATAGGGGAGCCATCCATACAACTTAACATTCTTTAGATTGCTTTTTACAATAACGGGGATTTCACCGCAAACATTCTTTATGATTGATTCCGCGGTCTGTCCGGTGTAAATTCCGCCGGGATGAAGCATAGTGTCTAGCTTAGATACCGCTGATATCGCATACAGATGATAGGAACTAGCCCCAGTTCGTTTGATACTATCTACATAGAGGATTTGTCTTTGCTGATCTCCATGGTAGTAAACCACCTTTTCCCCAATGGTAGCCAAGATTGTAGAACTATCCAGTTGACTATTAAAGTCACAATCAAGCGTGTCCATTTCTAGGACATCGTTTAAAAGAGAAGTAGTTAAATTGACGTTTCCAGACGTCAGATTATAAATCCCCGTTATTTCTATATCACCAACGAGAATTCGATTAACTGCCATTTCTTTACCTTTCAATCAGAGGGAATGTGATTCCACCCCATAGCTCTTTCCCATTTCTGGTCTTGATTAGGAATTGGGCGGGGATGTTGTTTGAATACATTTGCTTTGTTACATCTCCGCCCTCCATAGGGTCTGTGTATGTAACTGTGACATACTCGGGCAGAATAGAGGAGAGAACGAGGCTTGCTTCTTCTAGCGTCAATGGGCGGCAAGTAATATCCAATCGATATTTTATGGCTATCCGATCTCTCGTAAGAAACGCATCATCGATTGAGCGTGTGGCATTTGGGCCGTCTACATCAGCCCTTTGCCACTGCACGCCGCCTAACGCAATGTAAGGCGTCAAATCCGTTCCGTTTACAGTCAATGTCACGTTTTATCCTGCCTTTCATGTAATGGGAGCGCCCTTTTCTCGCTGCGTCTGTTGGTTGTATTTGTACAGGCTCCTCGACACCTGACGGCCATCCAGAGAAACTGTTGTATCTTTATCGTTGACCGCCTTGGTAATCATTGCTCCGATTGCCATGACCGCATTGATGACTCCGGTATTAGCAGAAGCGATACCGTCAACGATTTGGTCATTGTTCGCCACTGCTGCTCGGTTGCCTATTTGACCAACTAGCTCAGGCCCATCCTCACGGGCAATGAACATTTGCCCATGCTCGGGGAAGCCGCCGGAGGCGTATGCAGTGATATCCTGAACAGAATAGCTGTTGGCCGAACGGGAGGAAGAATTTGCTGAACTATACGATGCACCATTCCCGAGATTTTTGATGGCATCTTGCAGCAGGCCAGAACTGGTGAAGCCCTTATACATGTTATCTGCCATTTGCTTTCCTAGATTTTCAAACTGGCTCATATCAATAGATTGGCTAAAATGATTGATTTCCGTTTTCAAATCTTCCATTCCATCAATACCAGCATCTCCAACTCCAGATTCTTCTTGCTTTAACCCAATAATAGAATCTGTAAGACCTTGAGTTTCACTTTGAAGATCACTGTATAGCTGAACCGATTGCATGTATGTTTCCTGTGCGGCTTTTGCCGCTTCAGTTTCTTTCTCTCTTGCAGCGACAAGTTCTCTGGCTTTCCCCCAACTGAAAATGTCTGTTTCGTTGAGTTCTTTTTGTGTGTTATTTAATGCTTCTGCGGCCGCATCATAATCCTTTGCCGCCTGTTGCATATCACGCATTGCCTGATATTGCTCTTTATAACTCTCAACAAGCATTTCTCGTAAGGCCTCCATTTTGGCCTCTCGCTCCAAAGAATCAATCAGCTCGTCAACAGCGGCTTTACTCTCTTTAACTTTTTGTGTTGTTTCATCAATTTCCAAATGTAGCCCATCAATGTTCAAATCGTTCAGAACTTGAACCTTTACCGCCATTTGATCTAATTCGTAAGCCGATGCATTTGCATTATCGTTAATGGCATAAATTTCGTCCGCAAGCTGTCTGGCAACTTGAAAATCAGCAATAGACGAATCAAAATCTTCTAAACGATTTTTCATATTGGTAAACGCTTGGTCTGTGCGTTCGGACGCTTCTGTGCAACGGTCAAGAATGTCCGCCATGATTTCAAAATCTTCCGATGCCGCATACGCCGCATTTGCTGCCGCTTCAACACCAACAATTTCGAGAACAATGCCAACACCAAGTCCGATAACGGCACCAGCGGCAGTACCGATAACAGGGACAACGGAGCCAATTCCCGCACCAGCTAATACAGACCCGAGTATTGTCATCAGTCCACCAGAAAGGGTTGCAGCGCCTTCTTTAATCTGCGCAGTAATTCCCATAATCACAAGAGACAATCCGACTCCGATTACTAGCCCAAAAGCGGCTCCAGCTCCTCCAGCAATGACTGCACCGATACCAAATCCAGCCAATGCACCGCCAATGAGACCCATGATGCCATTTCCTATGTTAAGACCATCTTGAAGAATCGACGTGATAGACGAAATCAAGAGAGACACGCCAATTCCTGCAATTATGCCACCAAGAACTCCTTGCGCAGGATTTAGATTTTTTCTGAATGCAAAGTATCCGCCAAGCGCCCCTCCAGCCAATGCACCGCCAATAGCACCTAAAAGAACATTCCCAAAGTTCAGTCCGTCTTTGATTTGAGAGGCAATGGACATGACCATCAAGGAAAGTCCAAGACCGACAACAGCTCCAAGCAGCATTCCACCAGCCCAAGTGAGGCCAAGTTTCTTAGCCAAAAGCAGGCCAAGTCCAGCCCCGGCAAGTGCTCCTCCAGCTGCGCCTTTTAGGATGTTTTCCCATGTTAGTCCATCCCCAAAAAGAATGTCTTTTACACTGTCAATCAGCAAAGAAATACCTACTGTGAACATCAACCCGCCTAGCAAAGCTTTAAGGCGGCCGATATCTGTAAACAATGTCCTTGCAATTCTCCACGCAAGCAGTGCAGAACCGATGGGAATGATATAGTTGTCAAGCAAATCTTTCAAAACAGGTTTGATTTCGTCCACTTGCTTTTTTAACGCATCAAGGGCGGTTTTGTCCCAAATATCCGGGATTTCAAGATCGTCGGTCCATTTTCCGGCTTCTCCAGTATCCAATTTGATTTCGTTGGATGCCCCGATGATATTTAGTTCATCGATTCCTAAAAGCTGCTGCTTTAGCTTTTTTAATTCGTCAGTTGTATCGCCAACGGAATCAGCAGCGGAGTCAGCATTTTCTTTGATATCTTCTCCCCAATCATTGGTCTCCCATTCCGGCATTTCAAATCCGACCAGAACAGCAAACCGCTGAATTGCCTCCGTCAATATCTCAACAAATGCTTGAACCCATGGGATTACCTGAATGAGGATAGGGACAAACACCGTGCCAATCGCTCGACCAAGCTGAGTAATTTGCTGGCGCAGCACTCTCATAGCATTTGCGGGGGATTCCAAGGTTTTTGCGAAATCTCCAATAGCCCCGATCCGGGAGGCTCCCTCCATCAGAACTAGGCTCCGCAGTAACGCCTTTTCCTGTTCTGTCATGGCTGCAACGCTTTCATCAATGCCATGAGCAAGAGCATATTCCTGTAAGGTGGCCTGACTAATCGAGATACCTAAGCGACGGATAGGCTCGATTTCGCCAGCAAGAGCGGACTGCAAACGTAAGACCGACTGTTCTGTGTCCTCGTTATACAGAGAACTCAGGTCGTAGGCCAGTTCCGTCAAGCCCTCGCTTAGGTCATAAGCTTGTTGCCGTGCTAACCCAAAACCGTTTGCCATAGACATGAACACGCCTTGCGCACGCATCCACTCTTCGGGGTCAATGCCAAGCCGGTCGTTGACCAACATTGCATAGTTATAGGCTTCATCGTAAAACTCACCCATGGAGACCTGAAACAAATTGACTGTCTCAACGTAGTCATTAGCCGACTTTATCCAGCCAGAAATAACATCGGCAAGCCGCTTGAATGCCAAATAATAAATACTGAATTTAGCTGCCGCAGAACTGATGCCCGTCCCAAGAACGCCGAAACTTCTTGCTGCTCTGCTATTTGATGCCGTCAGACTTGCATTGCTCTGGATAAGCCTCTGAATTCTGATGGGAAATGCCGAAAATCCATTGGACACCTTCTGCATTTCAGCCGCCAGCGGGCGCACAGCAGCGGCCACCTGCTCCATCTGCTTTGCGAATTTACCAAGGTCTGTCTTTTCAAGCGACGTACTGATCTCAGGGAGTTTCCTTAGAGCGTTGATCGTAGAGGAAAGGCCGTTTGCTTTCTGGATGCCAGCCAAGCTATTCATTGCAGCCGTGAACTCTTTGATTTTTCCACTGTTCAGATTTGCACCATTGATTAACTTTGCTGCTTCCGAAAGTGCCTTTAACTGCTTTGTGGTGGTTGTAAGCCCCGCCCCTCCTTTAGCCGCGGTTTTTAACCCGGTCAATGCAGTAGTAAGCGCCTCAATCTTCTTTGCTGCATCACTGGACGTCGCCTCGATTTCAATTTGCAGGCTATCAATATCTACGGCCATATTGCCACCACCTTTCTATATTGGCACTTGGCAATAAAGCACTTGGCACTAAAATATAAAATTCCGCTACCTCAAACTTCATAGAGATAGCGGAAACCTCGATACGCCTAGAAATAAAACGGCCCTCCGCCTATTCCTAAGCGGAGGGCGATTATTAAATTTCAGAACTTAAAATCTGAGGTTGAGTAATCATCAAACATGATGTTCCCACTTGCATGTATATCTTCTACTACTTCTGGCAATTCATCAAATCTGACCTCAATAAGATTTTCTTCATTTTCTGATATTGAATGGCTTGTGATATGTCCACTATCAACTCCATTTACATGCAAGTCAAAAAATCCAATTGTTAGATTTTGGCCCGTTTTATTGACAACAGAAAAAACTATTGCAGATTTTGGAACATCCAGATTATCAGCGGCATACACCGTTTCATACTGTACTACACCATTATATACTATAGAAATTTTATTGTCACTATACAAAGTATCGCCAATATTTAAGTCTCTTCTCTGACTTAATTCTTCATCTAATTCCTTTTGAGCATCCTGTTTAGTGGAGTCTACATCTTCTTTTGTTATAACAACAAGTTCACTTTTGTCATTCATGGTATCACAAAAAGCTATATCATCCCCGCTTTTGTATTCCTGGATTTGAATAGAAGTTTGGAAATTTTTCTCCTCTGATGGACAATTGAAGATAACTGTCCCAAGGCATTTATACACAGATTGATTGTTTTCGCAAATAATTCCAATCAATCGATCTACATCAATTGCACATACACTCGGGTCGTCCTGTCTTGCGCTCTCTCCGACAAAAGATATTTCTAAGTTATAGTAGTTACCCGTTTCATTGATTGACTCAATATCGACACGAAAACTTCTATTTTGCAAAAATGCGTTTTTCACATCTTCCGTGCTTGCAATTTCTGGATTGTTAGAATCTGATGTATCATGATATTCATGTTCAGTACTCTCGCCACATGACGTTAACCCGATAATCATTAAAAAGGCAAATAGTACAGAAAAAAAATTCTTCATTTTAATCGCCCCCTTCATTATATGATACATCACACAACGGAAGGAAATCAATCAAAATCTCCGCTATCTCTATGAAGTTTTCAAGGTGCAACGGGGGCGCTATTTCTTTCCCCAGCTCTTTCCGGCCCTTACCATCTGACTCATATACGCCTTGGCAAACAATGCGTCCCGCTCTTCCTGCTGTTCAGATTTCTCTTTGGGCTTATCTTTCCCAAACAAAGGATACGGCTCCGTTCGATACTCTATCGGTTTTGCACCATTTTTGGCAAAAGCATGAAGAATGGGGGAGACGTCGCACAAAGCCTCATAAATGTACATTCCCATCAAATGGGACTCCGCATTTGTTCGCTCCATACGACGTCTATCAGCCTCCCTATAAATGTTCACCATCCACACGTCTCCGGTCCAGTATTGCTCCCATGTCATACCGATAGAGAGATAATACGAACAGTCACGCACGAACAGTTCTTCAAATGACTCTGGACCCTTTACAGCTCCAGAGTCAGTCCGGAGTTTTTTGCGGCGTCCTCGTCAACAACGATAGAGTTGGACGCAAGAGCTTGCTGATAAAGCTGAATGAGCCGCTTCACCAGTTCCTCCGGGATGCCGCCGCCCCACTTTTCGATCAACTTGTCTGTCTTTTCCCTAGAGATATTCCGGTGGTTCTTGCGAAACGCATAGTAGAACAGGTCCCTCATGCCAGTAACAGGATACTCAATGGCATCTTCCAGCTTGAATTTGTTACGTTCAGCAAACACAATACTCTCACGAGAAAAATCCAGGACATAAACTTGCCCGGTCTTATCATCAGTCAGGCGGGCAGGCTTTACGATGTCCTGAATATCAATGGTCTTTTCGCTCATTTGTATGCCTCCTCAAGATTGTTAATCAGGGTCCCTCGGTGGGTTTTGCCGCCATCACAGGGGCACTATTTGGTGTGATGTAAAGCGTAGTCTCCAGCATAGAGCCAACGCTGGCCTCGTTCAATCCAAGGGGAGCAGGAGTTCCAACAAAGTAAGTAGCATCTGCCAGCTGCGGATGAACCACGGCAAACCACACCTGCTTATCTCCTTCAACGGCTGTATCATAAGCCCCCATGAGGGTATCCCAAGCGTCGATCAGGTCTTCGGTCAGGTTTGCCCCATACTCTAGAGCGCCGCCCAAGTCCTTCAAGCCCTGGACATAGGTCATGTACTCGGTCTCCTCCAGAGTGGTGGAATCAATGGTATTGGGACTAGGATTAAAACTTGGCATAGATTTCACTTCTGGAATTTTAATGTACCCTGTAGTTGGACGGGTCCCGGCACTCGTCTCAACGGCATACTGCAATGTCATACCTGCAGTAGAAAGTCTCTGACTCAATTGAATTACCTCTTTTCTGAATTAGTCTGCACGGTAGACCCAAAAATCTTTGCCCACCGTAGCTGTGTATCTCGCCACCATTCTGTAGATCGTGGCGTCGCTCAGGTTTGAAATAGGATTGCACATTGTCCGCGCAAATCCCAGTTTGGAAAATTCGCCATCAACGGCTTCCATAATGTCTTTTGCCTCGGACTTCTTGTAGCCGACGGTGTTGGTGTAAACATTTACCTCATACATCAGCGTTACAGCGTTCTCAATGTTGGTCGTTCGCATTCGCTGCACTACCGCATTGTCGCTCTCCACGATGGTCACGGCGGGAAACTTCGCAGGGGTGTCTACATATTCGCCACTAACGAATATTCCTGGAAAAGCCACCCGGAGGGCTTCTGCGACCTGACTGAATATCAGGCTCTCCACGTCAATCATTTCAACGCCTCCTTTGCCGCTGGAATGACCATTTGCCTGAGTTGCTGGGCGGTGTTATACATGTACGGCCTGGATGGCATACCCTTTGTCCAGTGTGCCCGTCCATCACGCCCGATGTACCACCACCCTAGTTCCCCGTGGTCGTTCACGTCATACTTCCACCCGGCGATTGCGATATTTGGGTGTTGATTGTTCTTTCCCACAATGCCGGTGCCAAAGCACACGAAAGCGGCATGGGCGGCGTCCGCTATGACATACCCAACACCCGATTTTTGTTCGGCATGGATGCTGTTATATAGCTCTCCGCTGTCGTAGGCGTTCATGTCGGACACATTCATCTTGGCAATCTCAACGCCTTGCGCTGTCAGGTACTCAATCAACTTTTGCGGCGCCTGCTCAACCTTCCTCTGGTACGCCTTGACTTCCTTCAACGCCTGATTGATGGAGTCCGTATTCAGTTTCAGCTTGATGGTTGGCATAGGCGGCCTCCGCTTTGACTTTCTGATCGAACAGGCTCTTTTCTGCTTCGTACTCCGACACAGTGACCCTCTTTATGGCGTACTGCGTAGAATTTTTCCACGGCGCTTTCCGCTTTACGATGTAGTTATACGGGCCATCTGTATCGGCCCCGTCCACCCACAGCACGGAGTTCTCATCGATGGGGCAATGCGGGTCAGCCGTTGTGGCCGTTCGGTCATAATCTTCCAAAGAGCCGAACTGTTCCACCTCAGAATTGCCCTTGTTAGGGGAGACGCAGAGCATAGTGGACTTCAATTCGCTGTAAATGGGGACATAGCTGCCGGTTGGGTTTCCCCACTCATCCACAATTTCCTCTTGGCCCTCGTAAAGCTTGTAGAACACTGGCTGCTGGTTACGCAGGAGGCTTCTCACAGGGCATCAACCTCCCGAAACGCTGCCGCCAGCTTAGGAAACTGCTTGGCAAACCAATCCACCATTTCTTCCTCCTGCGCCCATGTGGAGTTTTCCGCAAGGCCACTTTCGCAGAGAAATGCGTGGATGATCTCATGCCGGAAGTTCTTCTTTTCTTGGAGGTCAAGTGCTTTCTTGCTTCCTGGCTCGCCACGCTTATACTGCTTGACCACCAGCGTTTTGATAGTATCGTCGCAGTAACCGTCACAGTCTTTCAGGCCCTCGTCCTCTTCCCCCGAAATGAAATTCAGGGTATAGCTTTCTCCAAGTACATTAACTGTCATCACGTTATCCTCCCGACCAGCGGTGTCACTTCCTGCAAGAGCGATTCAGAAATCCAAGAGGACTCCCAAGCCCGACTGATTGAGTTTTCTCCGTGACTGAGCTGCCCTTCTGCTCCGATTCTGTTATAGAGATCAAGTGCGCATCTAAACTGCAAATCCAGATACCGGCTCTCAAGTTCCTCGGGCCACTCCTGGAAGGGATAGCGACGGGCCATAATCGCCGCCTTTGCGCTCTCTAGGCAATCTTGCAGAACCGCCTCGTCAACCTCTTCGGTTCTGAGTTTCAACCTCGCTAGGTTGTCCATTGCTTCCCCTCCTTGGTCTTCCAGTCCTTCGTTCAGTCGCGGAAGGCGGCGTCGGTTCATCCAACACCGTCCCGTGCCGCTTCATCATATCCGCGTCGTCGGCCTTAATAGGGAACGGAGTCCCAGCCTCATAAAACTGGTCACCATAGCACACGCGGTAATTTGGAATAAACTTCATGCTGCCTCCCGCTTTTCTTAACTCTCAAATGTAGCTCCAGAGAAGTTGAACTTAACAATACTTTGTCCGTCCACAAAGACTTCAAAAGTATCGGTCTTCGTAACCCGGAAAATAATATCCGGATCAAATGCAATGTCCTGCTTGGTCGGAGACCCGTTTTTCTTGAAAGTCATCTTAGTTCCGGTCTTGGTCAAATGGAAAGGAAAGTAATACCCCTCCTGTTCGTCTGGCTCAGAACTGAACTCAGTGTATCCCGTTACATAATGGAACGTGCCGACCACGGAGCCATCAGCCTTGACCATCAGGTCATCTCCCACCAGCTCGGACACCTGCTTCCCCAATAGGGTCTGACTGCCGGGGAAAAGGGTTAGAGTGTCAGACCCGATTATTCCCCCAGGACGTTGAGCACCGCCACCTCATCCATACGCTCGAAGGAGGGCAGAACGATTTCAGACGCATAGGTGTTGATGTTCACAGGATGAGTCTGAATCTCTCGGGTAATCGACACACCAGTGTTCACGATAGAAACCTCGGCGCTGGAGGCTCCTTGAAGGTCTGCCTCTTCCGGCGTAGTTCCATACCAAGTACTACCAAGAGCACCGTCAGGAATCAGACAAACATAGCCATTGGGCACAAATGCATGGGCAACCTTGTCCTCGTCCCGGAACTGCTTGTCGTAAATTGCAATCCGCAGACCGGACGTGGACTCCACAACAGCCTTTACCTCAGAATCAGTTAGGTATCCCAGTGTAAGGCCATTAGTGCTCATATACCGCTTCATAATGGCATCGGTTTTAGCCATTAGATTAAAAGTATAGGAGTTCATAATAGCAACTGTTAGTTCAGTGCCAGTCTTAGAACGGATAGCGTCTTTGACCGTCTTGAACGCCGCAAACGGGTCAGCCGTAGAGGGCTTGTCCCAAGTGGCTGTATCAGTCAGTGCGGTATAGTTAGAGGTCTTCCAGGAACCATCCGTATCATACTTGTACGTATAGTTCACACCGTTTGCCTTGATCGCAATACCCACATCGCCGCCCTCGGGGAACAGCAGTTGCATAATCATCCGTTCGGGCACGACATTTGCACCATCAATCAAATCGCGGGTGTCGTCAAACACACGGGCAATCACCTCAGCGGCATAAGGGTCGGTAGACTCCTGCACCCGAAGCATCTCCTGGCGGTCCTTCTCTTTGATTTTGTATCCCTCACGGAAGAAGGGCATCTCGGTCTCCAGTTTCTCAAATCCGATACGGTCACGGAAGGTTGCCTTGGCGTCAAACGCGGAGGGCATCAGGGACACAGGCAAGCCACGGGAACCCTTGAGCCAAGACAGGTCGAGGCCAGCCTTCTTTCGGGCGGGGAAAAGTGTCGCGCCGAGGTAAGGAATCTGATTGGAGGCGACTTCAGTCCAGTTGGCCGCAATCGCAGCGGGAGTAAAAACTTCTCTCAAATCCATTATGTATCCCTCCTTACTCGTTCACGCCAATGTTGTCACGCAGAATGATACCGGGCACAGCAAAAGTATCATCCAGCGTGATGCTCGCATGATCCTCGACCTTCTTCTTGTCCACCACACCCTGCACCAGCAGAGCACCGTTAGGATTCTCGGTGGGGTCCACATCATACAGCAGCATACCCACAGCGGTGGCATAAGAGGTGGTCGCCACCTTCTTCCCGGCTGCGGTCATGGGCATGCCGGCAGGGACAGCAGCGGTTTCCGTGACACAAATGGGGATCGCCACAAAATCATCAGCGGCCAGAATCTCAACGGTTCCGCCAACAGACATCTTGGTAAACTTCATCTGTTTCTCTCCTTTTCAATCAAAAGTAGTGTTTCAAACCTTCGTTTGCGTTTTTGAGGGCGTCGGCCCGCTGCTTGCCCAGCTTCTTGGCAAACTCAACGGCGTCGTCCTTGCCGCTATCTCCACCACCAGCACCGTCAGGCTTAGGGTCTTGCTTCACCAAATCGGCCCGCAGTTTCTTTTCATAGGCAACGTTGGCTTTCTGCTGGTTAGCAAACACCCGCTCCATATCTCCATCAAATAGTGCCTCCGCTGTCTCACGGGCCAGCTTCTCGTCATAACCCGGCATGGCGATATAGCGGGCGGTGTGCTCGGCAATGGTGGACTTGCGCAGCAGCTCGGTGTACTTGTCCTCTAGCGCCTTGCGGTCAGCTTCAGCCTGGGCCTTGGCCGCCTCGTCATCGGTCATCTTGGCCTTGAGCTGCTTAGATAGGTTCGCTGCTTCGGTAGCCTTTTCGTCAAAGGTCTTCTTCGCAACATACTGGCTGAGGTCAACGGCCTCCGGGATTTCGGCTTTCAAAAGAGCTTCAACCTTCTGCTCTGCGGTCATAGCCGCGAAGCCTTCAATTGTGCTGGTGTCGATGTTCGGCATGGTTTGAATTCCTCCGTTATTTGGGATTTTAAGGTGCTTCTCTGCACCGTATTGGGATTTTTGTCTTCTCTGACATTTTGGGTTTGGTAAGGCGGTTCTCTCCGCCATATTCAAACGGTGGTTAGCCGCTCAAATTTCTTTTAGTCTTTTCCCGCATTCAGGACAGTAGTTAAGAGGACAACCTTTTCCATTCTTTATGTAGTCAACACTTCTCGCCTCGTTGCCGCTATTGTTGTGTTTCGTCACCGTCAAAAGCGCCGCTCTATGCCGGTAAGAAAACCCTTCTTCACTGCGTTCTTCAGCAAATTTGTGTATGCTTAATGCCTTGCAGAACGAACACTCTGTCATCTCACGGCCTCCACCCAACATCTACAATGCTTGTGCGTCTTGGGGGGGACGGCGTTAATCGGGTATATCTTTCCGTCCCGTTCCTGACAAGTCGCGCACTCTCTTCCATCCAGCACGGTGTGCCACTTGACCCTTTTCACGCCAGCGTCACGGTAGGCTTTCAAAGTGGATTCATCGGTCACGCTATCCGCATACTGCTCCGTGAAATCCGCCCAATAGCGCAACCCTCTTTGGAGCTCTGTTACCTTCGCTGTACTGGAATTGATTCCCTCGGCGGTGTACCCTCTCTTACGGTCTATCTCATGGTCATATACGACTTTTGTAACAGCCGAATACCCCGCCAGCAGAGCCAGCAGCCACGCTAAATTAGGCGGTTCCTCTCCGTGCGGTTCTGCCTCCTGATACCGCTCTTGCGCCAGTTCAAGAAAGATTTCCTGATTATCATGGGCGAGGTCTTGATACAGTGTTCGGGTGACTTCCAGCACATTGAGTTCATCAAATTTCGCCAGCGCCGCTTCATCCTTTGCGTCCTCAAACCGCTTAACTGCTCTCTCGTTCAAAAGGTCGATGGCTTTGTCCGTTAGGTCGTAATATCCAGAATCCATCTTGTTCAAGCCTCAATGGTGCGAATTCCATACTCCTTAGCGCATGTGTTCTCGATTTTGCACCCACGAGCTTTATCCCAGCCAGGAGCAAAATAGGCCACATCAGCAGTAGCCAGCAATTTCAGGCTTTCGCCCAAATACCACAAAGGCGTGGCATCAGCCGGAGCGTCCTGAAAAAAGCTATCAATAACCTCGATTTCATCATTGACAGAATCTTTCGCCGCCTGAATAGCGTTGCTACGTTCGGCCAGAATTTCATCATCAGTCTTGCCATTCATGGGCTGAGAGATAAACAACTTTTTCATTCTTCATCCTCCAATTCGCTTTTCTGTGTATTATCCTCGTTGGCTCGTTCTGTCGCCAGTTCATCCCTCAAACTCCGCTGTAATTTGCGCTGCTGTTCCTCGTAGTAAGATTGAGAAATCCTGTACGCTTCCTCTGGATCGCTGAACATTCCGCTGTACTGGAACGCCAGCTTCGGATGAATCTTGCTGTTGTTCAGCATCTCCGCCAGCACTTGCGCCTTGGACTGGATGTTGGATAGGTTCTTCCGAGTGAACTCCGGCTTAATGTCGGATAGCTGCAAGCCTAAATCTCCAGTCTCCCGGCAGATATACAGCACCAGCCTCAAAAACTCTCGCTCTGCCCGCTCCCAGGTCTTTTCCGTGTCCTTGGCCCGACTCTCGGCTGCGGACCAACCGTCCCGATAAATGACAGCTTGCCCAGTATCGCTGGTGGAGGAACCGCCGTTCCGGTTTGGCATTCCGCAGATGGTCAGGTAAGCATCTTCCAGGTCATCCACAATGGTCTGCGTGTTGGTCTGGTTCAGTTCAGAGGCAATGCGGTAGACCTTGGCCTCCATTCCGGCCTGAATGCTTTTGATGGTGATTGCCATGCCGCCCTTTGCCAGTTCTTTGTACTGGCCGTTCTCCAACTCACAGTTTTGGAAGACGTCAAAAGCGTTGACGAAATCCTGAATACTGTCCAACCTATTGGACTCAATCATATTGATAGCGTTCAGGATAGGAATGACTGGCTCAAAGGCTCCCATCCGGGCATCGTTGTTCACATACTCCACAATGGGGATATAGGGGATGGTGCGGCCCTCCTGCTTAGTGATCTGGCCGTTCTGCACCTCGAAATACCATTCAGGAGTGTAAACGCAGAAGTATGGCTGGCCCTCCTCGTCTACCTGTTCCAGAACACCAGCGACCTTTTTCTGCCCTACGCCGCTATGGTAAATGCAGAACGCCGCTCGCGGGTCGAGTGTGTAGATGGATGCCGGGGAACCGTCCTCCTCACCAGCTTTGTCAGGGAGTACCATGCGTACCGCTACGCCGCAAATGTGCATCCAGTCCGCTAATTCCTTGTCCAGTGTGTCCTTGCTTTCAGAGCGCATATACTCATTGAGCGTGTTCACACTGACAGAAACATCATCCTTTCCACCGTTAGACACATAACGGATTGGCCCGTCCAGCAGATAAGCCGTCTTGAAGGTTACGATCTCGTTCGCTCGGTTTATCATGACCTTGTTGTTGATTTCCGGGCGGACGATTTTATCTTTCAGTCGAATATCCTGTTTCCCTTTGTAATAGTCATACAAGTAGACTGTTTCCGCTCTGTTGATCCTGTGTATTGCCAGCGCTTTGCCCAGCACCTCCACCACATTTTCCGGGGTGACTTTCTTTTTTGCGGTGTAGATTTTGCGCCGACCGGTCAGACTATCGACCGGCCACTCGGATATAGCCCGAACAGTATCGTTCTCCGTCACCTTGTCACCTCCAGAACAACAAAAATGCCGACCAACTACCGAGGGTTCCTCGGTAACTGATCGGCACTTGGCACTCTTAGAGGCCAGCTAGTGGCCTGGCACTTGGCACTAAACTATAATTCTCAGGCGCTTTTATCGCCATTTAACTCGATCTTGATGTTTTTTTTGCAAGCCTTGCAGTATGGATAAACTATACCCCTTGTTTTGCTATCCACCTGCATCAAGAGCCGCCCTTTTCCATGATTGATACCGGCGGCGGCACAGACAGGGCAGTAAATGTCAATCTTCATTTGGTTGGGCGACTCCTTTCAATCTTTGGTGCCACCGCCCGCCTCATGCGGCGAGGAGCGGCATATATGTTGTCTCTTCCAACAGTCAGGATCGGTTTTCATAATCCCCACGTCCGTAGACGTGAGCCGCTATTCTGGAGCCGAGAGGCGGCAGTGAGCCGCCACGGCCTCGCCGCTGTTCCCATGGCCGCGGTTCGGCCTTCTGCTGCTGCACTCGGCATATAGGCCGCCTCAAAACTAGAGCAAAATCGTTCCAACAATCCCGCTCCACAAACCTGTACGGCTGGTTTTTTGTGCGCTGTTCCGCTTAGATTGTCACACCCTGACTGCTACCTTTTCAGAACATCGCAGCGAGGGTAGTTTTCAGCGTGATAGCGCGTTTTTGACTCTCAAAGGCTGCCATTCTACCCGGAGTCGGCCAGCTATGGCTACTGGCAGGCCGCTGGTGATTTCACTGGCAAGATACGCGACCCCGATTCGCCAGTATAGTGTCTTTCCGCAGTCAACTCCTTGGCCGTTGGAGCAGTTTGTTTAGTGCCCGCAAGGGGCTTGATGTGTTTGCCGCATGGAGGGTGCGACCCTCCGGCCCTGATACGTGGGCTGATGCGCTCATGCGGCATATATTCCCTGCTGCGTTGCAAGCCGCCATCGCCTGTTCAGGTGATATGGACCAAGACCATTGTCGTGCAGGGATTGGCACGGGCGGAAGGCTCTGTTCCCCCAACCTCCGGTTTTGGAGACCGGCGCTCTCCATTGAGCTACACCCGTATATTGTTTGAGCGGGTGAGGATTTGCACCTCACATGAGTGGATTTCTGTCTAACGCCCGTCGCGCATTACTGCGGCCTTCAAACCCGAGGGACTATACCCATACCGCCAGAAGGATAATAGGTGCCACTCTACCCGTCACCATAGCGTCTACTTTTGCCCGTCCCGCATAGGGGACATTTATGGGCTTTACCACCCGCTGTAGGGTGTCTATTCCGCCACCGCTCAGTCGTTATCTGCTCCGCATGTCGGCTTCGATTGCGAAACTCTGGAGCAGACTAACGTGAAGGGAGTCCCCCGGCAGGAAACGTACAAGAGAGGCTCTCCTTTCCGTTTAATACCTGCTTACTAGATACCCCGCCGGGGGAGTGGGTTGGTCTTTGGACCGCGGTTGGTACAAAGCCCGAAAGGGGAGGGAAATTGGATAATTATGTTTACCTAAATATATTATACATCAATCGTTGTTAAGATAACAACCTATATATCTATATGTGTCTAATGGATTATTCAGGATATTAAAATGGCCGCTTAAATACCTCTGCTTTTCCCCAGGTTAAGTTGCGAATTTCATTTTCAAGGAGACTTAACCCGTCAGGGCTGTCGTCGTGCTTCACCTTTCCAGTTCTGGTGTATGTCACCAGCTCACGCATCATCTGGCCGTATTGATCGGACGGTTTATATAGAGACTTATCCTTGAAGTAGAAGTGCTTCAAAATTCCGTCAGAGGCCATTTCAATGCGTGTCTGTTTGTTGCTGATAGTACGCCGTGTTCTTATGCTCACTCGACCGCCCATTTTTTTGACCAGTTCTTCAACATCACGGGCAAAGTAAGTTCCTGCGTTGTTGCTCTCAAAGGTGGCAACCGAAACTTTGTGTTCTACCAGCTTTTTAGCGCATTGCGGTTTCGTCACCTCCGGAGTGCTGTTATCAAATACACAATCCTCAATAAATGCATCTTCGCCGTAGATATATGCAATCGGCATCATAACGCTGTCTCCGCCACCTTCTGCTGTATCACAGACAGAAATAATAGCATCCGGCTCATGGTCAACGGGCAACTCAAAATATCGGTTCAATTCATTCTCCGGGAACAACAAGCCCTTTGCTTCAAATGGATGCTGCTGAAATTCAGATTCAAACTGTTCTGCAGACAACATTTCACGCTGATCCCTGAAATACTGTGTCGTGAATACTTTTTTACCATCTCTGGTATACTCAAAATTACTTTCATCGGTAACGAGGTCAAGCGCAGGGGTTTCGATAATCTTCATTCGTTTCCCCTGTTTCTGCATCTCTTCCTGGAGCCGCCCAATGGGGTCATACAAAGAATACCGTGTCCCGCATATCACGACTGGCGTACCCTCGATTGCACGGCCTAGAATATCGCCAGATATAACCTCCCATTTTGCATCCAGGCGGTTTCGATTCTTGGCTTCCTCTCGGCCCTCAACGCAGTCATCTAGATAAAGCAAATTCGTAGCTTCGGAAAGGCCGACTTGCCGTGCATCAATCGAGCGGCACATGATTGTTGGGAACCGCGATTTATTTAACAGGTTGATCGTCTTGCTATCCGCATTGGTTTGAACCAGCTTACTACTCGGAAACACATCGTAAAACAGATACTCATTCGGCGCTTGCAGATACTCAAGACATCCCTTATAGAAGGACATTACAAGATCGTCACCAGTACCCTCCATAAGCGTTGCCCGATCAGGGAACTTCCCAGACAGCATATTTACAAAATTGATCCCAAGCTGGGACTTTCCTGCCCGTTTTGGCATGGATATTGATAGGAAATCAAGTTTTCCATCCAATATCTCTTGATATGCGTCAACATACTTCTTCAAATAATGCCGTCTCGGAAGGTAAAACCTCTTTTCAGGCTTCCGGTCCCATTCCAAATAGCGCAGAAATGCATCAAAATCATACGGTGCATCAAACAGCAATGCCCTCTTATTCAGTTCAAACATCTTCGCGTCCGTCCGCTCCGCAGCATATTTGGCCGACAGGCGGCGGATTTCCTTGTTCCGCTCATGGGCCAACGCAAAATCTTCCGGCTCCAATAAACGCAAGCTATCAAAGGCGTCATTCAGTGCAGATGGGTCGGACAAATCCCTCTGAAACGCCTTCCTTACCAAATCTTGAATTTCCATGAAAAAAGTGCCTCCTATCCCGTAAGATAAAAGGCACTTGGCACTGTTCGCTCCATCTGGAGAGGCACTTGGCACTCACAATATTTTATTTCTTTTCTTCAAAATTTTCTATCGCATTTATAAACATTTCTCCGCATTTGTCGTATACTTTTTGCCCCAAACCATGCAAAGAAACAAATTCTTCTTTCGTTTTCGGCTTATATGTTGCAAGTGATACCAATGCATCATTGGTAATCATCACTGGTATCCTGTTATGAAACCGAAAGTCATATAAGAACATTAATAATTTTTCGTCGGTTAAGATATTCCCACTATCATCAGCAATCAAATTAAAATTTCCGTGCCTAATGTAATTAATTTTGTTTTCCTTTTTGACATGATATTCTGAATTTGTTTGGTCATATTCTCCCTGTTTATATTGTTTCCGATAAATAATGTTTCCATGATAATCCGAAATTTCGTACTCTGCACATTCATCAGCACCAGCAAGTATCATTTCTCTCCTATGCGCTTTCATTTTCGAGACAAGATAATCTTTTCTTTTTGAAATATTGATCGGAACTCCGTTAATGCTCAAAGATAATTGGTCAGGTTTGGGATACGGTATATCATATTTATACATATTCAATCCTCCGCCGGTTCAGGCCACGGCATCCAGTGAGTTACCTTTGACCCGGCAAACCGGCCAGATGCCCACCCACATGCAAGTCCATCATCTTCCCAAACCTCATAAAAACCGTTGTGCCATCTTGCCTGTGTCTTCCACACATATCTATGCTTATCCATCCAACTTTCAATCGTGATAAGAATTAGTTCCCCGTCTGTCGGCATCCTATCAGTGCATTTGATCCAGTCCATCTTTATCATCCTCTAGTTCTCTTGGCAAATCCTTCAATGTCCAACCAAAGTATGTTAGTCTTGGAGGTGCTTTCTTCCCTCTTAACGATAATGCAATCATATAAAACCCTTGCGCTATTTGTTTGATAGACCTTTCAGAGTCATCCTTCCCAAACTTTTCATAATTTTCGCTTGCCCATAGCTTCAAATTCCGAACTATATGTTCATTCCCGGATGGATCTACAAGAACCCATATTTTTGATGTTATGTTTTCTTCTGTCCGCTCAAACCTGGGGTCTCCAACTTTCCGTGCCCTCGCCCGCGCCGCAGCCTCGTCCATATCGTCCCAAAGCCCGCTTTCTCGCGCCGCTTTCTTTGATTTTTCACTCCACTTGAACCTTCTCCCGGTTCTTATATAATTCCCCCATTTTTTGCTGCACTCTTCCGAACACGTCGTCTTTTTTGCGCTCGGAAACGATTTGAATAGTTTTCTGCAAACTGGACACACCTTCCAGCTATTACCTGTATATATTCTTGAGCAATCGGGACAGAATTGTGGAGTTTTTTGTCCGTTCAATTCAATATCAAACTTTTCCCCACATCCAGGGCAAACCGCCCTAACCGTATCATCTATCTTTGGACCTCTTGACACGCATCCGCAGGAAACCGTCTGCTGTATTAAATTATTTGTAGAAATAACCGCTACACTACCACAATCGCACCTGCAGAACCACATTGTATGCCGGTCATTATTCACCCGCTTTCTGACGGGTCGGATAGCGACCAATCGGCTAAACCGTTGCCCAGTTAAATCCTTCCTTACTTCCAAGGAGCATCATCTCCTTTTTTGTTTTGCGCGGATTTTTAGGATTCTTCTTTTTTATCGTTCGGCTTAATTTTTATATTGGGGTAGCCATCCACGGTGTCTCGCATCACCAATACAAGATCATATCCGAGAGCATCCGCAAACTTTAAAAGCGTCGAAACCTTAATCTCATTTTTCTTAATTGGCGTCGATAAGCAGCTATACGTTTTATACCCCAGCTCTTCAGCTAATGCCTTTTGCGAAGTATGACGCAGCGAAATCATCTCTCTAATTGCGTCCCCAACTTTCATTGATCTCATGGTCTATTCCTCCATGTGTTTACTATGTTTTTAGTATATACTAACTTCTTAGTAATGTCAAGTGACTTTTTTATTTTTTCGGTGGTAGAGAGACTGAGGTGGGGGATAGCGGCTCCGGCCTATCCCCCGGGGGTGCCCGGTTAGCGGTGCCCCTTATATATGATATTAAGAGATACCGCAAAACAAAATTGAACAAAAAGAATATTTGTTTCAATTATTTTACTATTTCAAAAGAAAATAAATCTATAAAAATAGATAATTTCTCTTGACATATCTATTATCATAGTATTATACTAACACCAGAACAAAAACAATACAGGCCGCCCAGGAGGCCGGGCAGCCAGAAAACAACCACGACAGGCCACAGGCCGGGAGGGAAAGAAAATGAAAGAAGTCAAAATGCAGTACCGCGATTATAAGCGGCATTATGCCAACTGCGAGACCGTCCGCGGCTCATATGACGCCGGGAGTAAAACCATTGTTGTATTCGTTCCGGCCTCGATGATGCAGCCCCAGCGCGGGGAGCTCCGCTTTGACCCCAAGCAATGGGATAACCGAGGGCAGCAGAAAAAGCTCCGCGGTTATCGGATCGCCATTCGCCAGTACAATCAAGGGCGGGATGCAAGCTATTATCTGGAGGCGTGGGGGGATGCTTACGCCTGCCTTCGCGGGGAGCTCTCCGCGCCCTCAGTCGGTAAGACCATCCCCGGCTATGGCCCGACTGCCAGAGATGCCGCCATCACGGAGGCGCTTCAGCTTGCGGAGTCCGGCCAGTACGCAGAGTAACCGCCGCCCGCCCCGGAGGTCACGAGGGCAAACAAAAAGCCCCGGCCACCGCTTGCAACAGTGACCAGGGAGAAGGGAAAAGTCCATGATTAGTCAAAACGATATGGAGTATTTACAAGATATGGTGCAGCGCGGCGAAATGTCCGCAAATGAGGCCAATGTGGAAATGGTGCTGACTGGCCGAGTGCGGATCGTCCGCGGGAAACTTCCGAAAGATGTTAGAATCGCTTTGAATGAAGCGGTAAAGGCCGGAATCCTGGCGCATATGCCAAGAAACAAGTATTTGCCGGAATGCTACTATCACCCCAAGTTTGATTATCTGGCACGGGCCGAGCGGAATAAAATAGCGGAAGAAACAATATCCACTATTAAAAAAATTGCAAAATAAATTCCGCCTAGCCTCTCGCAAAGGCCAGACGGGCAACCCCCAGCAGAAGAACCACCAACCACCAGGGCAACCCCATTATACACGGGGCCGCCCTCCATGACAAGGAGGAAAACAGAAATAACGAACAAAGAACGCGCCGAACTCATCCAGAACGCAATCAGGGACTACAAGGCCGCTAGAGAGAGCGGAGACACCCAGAAAATCCGCTACGCCGTGAACGACATGGAAAACACCTTTTCCGCCGTTTGTCTCTGGGGCGTGCCCGGAACGGAAGAGCTCCGGCAGATGATTCTTTCCGCCAAAGAGGACAAGGCCCGCCGCATTTTCGGCAGTTACAAACGCGATCTAATCAGAACGGCTGAAATCTCCAGCAGGCCCCAGAAACTCCGCTATAACTGCATCCAGTATGTTTGCAGCTTCCCCGGCATTGACCCCATAGAAATGGCCGCAAGCCTCCAGAACGACGGTTTTACAATCCTGTTTGATGATAGCAGTATCAGCGCAAAGGCAAACGCCGCAAACCGTGCAGCGGTCAACAAGGCCGCAAGGGGGGGGCAGTAATGGAAATGATCCATATTAGCAAAGCGGACTTTGACCGAATCGGAGCCGATTATAAGGGCGTTTATATGGACTATCAGGGAACGCATCCACAGCGCAAAGGCCGTCGGGTTGCGTTTCTCCCCGGCCACGGTACAACGCTCTACACTGAGGGCATCCACTTTGTCGTTGATGATGATTGCACACACTTGCCCGTCCTTTGCAAGGAAAACGCAGAGGAGGGCGCGGCTTATCAATTCGGCGGCAGTATCCTGTATGTCCATCGTATTTACCGAATCGGCGAGGAATACGCGAACGATAACAGCTTGCTATATCTCGATCGCGTAGAAACCAGTATAGGAGATTTTGCACTCCCTGGAAGTGACACAATCAGCACAAGCAAGAACTGGAAAATTTAAAACGTGGCGCGGGCTTGACCCGCCCGCCGGAGAATGGAGGAAACGAAAATGCTTAATATGCACAACCCGGATGACTGGGGCCGGATAGACTGCAGCCAATGCTCAGAGCGCCACATGTGCGATCAAGTACAATATGATTGTCCGCTTGATGATCCGCCGTTATTCCTGCAAAATGGGGAGGAGGTGATCTCCGCTTGATTGTCCTGTTTATCCTGCTGCTCCCGCTTATGGTGATATGGGAGCTTGCCAAAAAATCTTGACGGTCCCGAGCGGGCGCGATACAATTAACAAGAGGTGTTATACATGAGACTAGCCCCCGACATGATCCAGCGCGTTAAGGATATAGCCTCCAGCGCGTTATATGACTATGAGGCCGTGGGCGCCCGCGTCCAAGACGTTCCATTTGCCCTCGGCCCTATGGCCCACCGCTCCCACGTCTGGTACAACGGAGACGACACCGGCGAGGAGCTGCCCGGCGTGTCTGCTATGCGCTGGGACTCCGTCGACGCGGCGCAGCGCCACGGCTACTATTATGGCGATTATGTGGCCGTCATTGCTGGCAACGCGTGGGACTACGGCGAGGACGCTGGGGAGATCGTCATACATGACCCGATTGTAATTGAGATATTAGCATAATACTGCCCGCCCCGAGGCTTCCTGGGGCGGGTTTTCTTTTGCTCATATCCTTATATGCCCTCCAGTAGCTTCCCGCCGCTTGTGTGGCCTCCTATGGTCAGCAGGCGGCATTTTTGCGCCCGTATCCAGCGGGGCAGGAGAGAGGTAAAACGCAAAGCCTCAGTAAAGGCCATTTGCAGGCCCGCAAGGCGGCCTTGCCGTCCTGTAGCGTCCTTATATTCCCACTCACCAAAACGGCCCACAGTGGCCCGCACAGCGCCACACAAGGCATAAAGCAACCCCGGCCCACTCCATCAGGAGCAAGCCGGGGTATTGTTATTTGTTGCGGGCCAGGTAGAGGACGGCGCAGCGCTCTTTGTCAGCATCCCACTAGGCGCAGCGGGGGCCGTCGCACTGCCCGCCGATATACTCCGCGCGGGGCGGCTCCCCATCAGCGCGGCATTTAATCACGCCAGCTTTCAGCGTTGCGGCCAGATCGGGGGGCGGGTCCATGTTCCAGAATGACAGCATGAACGGCTCAGTAGCTTTCAGCGGGCGAAGCTTCCCGCGCGTGAGGCTTTCATAGTCGATAGTTTCTGACAGATTTTCGCTCATAGTCGTTTGATAGTCGCTGGGCTCCCCGCCATAGTCGCTGGCATAGTCGTGAGTGACAGTCATTGCCATAGTCGCTACTCCTCCACCACCACAGACCCGGCGATCCGCTCTTCAAGCTGCTTTTGGTCGGTGATAGTCCCTAGCGGATTATTGGGAGTAAGGACCACCTCGGACTTGTCCACAAGGCCATCATAGTTCTTTTGCCACCAGACCAAAGTGACCGGGTTGAGCTTGCCATCAGCCCCCAACATCTCACGATAAGAACCGCAAAAAGTCTTAACTTTTTTAATGAAGTCGCGATGTTCAGAGCTGCGTGTAAGCCCATTTTCCCAATTATAAACGTCATCCTTTGTAATTCCTATGGCAAAGTAAGCTACCTGATTGGTGACACGAACATCTCTTTCAAAGCAAAGCGAAACATAGTCCCAAAACCGCTTTTCCATAGCCTGAACATCGGATTTATCAACAGAGCCCCACTTCCCGACTTCCATAAGGAACCCAGCAATCTTAGAGTTGTCACCTGGTTTGGTATGTACACCATTATCCCCAATCACAGGGGAGTTCCCGCCTCTTGGCTTCATCTTGCGTTTCACAAGTTCTTTCCCCTGCTCCATAGTCGCATCATTCTTGCTCAGAGTTGTCACCCTCCTCCACGACATCAAATCTATCATCATGTCTCCATCCATAGTTGTAAGGTTTGATAGCGTTGCAGATCAAGTCTTTGCAGATGGGCATAAAGTCTTTTACCTGTTGCTCCGTTAGTTTTCCGTCTCCCCATGATTGCGCGGATTGCAAGGCATCACATCCAGAACAGGACCCATACCACGCAAAAGTCATGAGATAGTCTTCCGGGTCCGGCTGGTAGGAATTGAATGGAATCAGATAAATCAAAGTCCCTTGATAGTCGCCATCATCAATTTCGTGAACTCTGTCTATAAAAAGATTCTCATTGTCGAGTCGGCTATCATCATTATAAATCTTATCAAAAGCAATCTTTACAAGGTCTACATAGCTACATTCATTCAGATCATCTCTTGAGGACAGTTCTGTTCTGAGCTTATCCTGGTTTTTATCCCAAAGCTCTTTCATAATCTTCATCACTTTCCAAACACCGCCTTCATATAGTCGCTGGTCAGATAGAGAGCTTCTTCCTTAGAAAATCTTTTTTTTATCAGATTATTGTTTTAACATTTTATTTATAAATTCCCATTAAATCATATATCTCGATATCTTATTTGTCAACCTCTAGTCCATGATTTTTTTGATTGGCCGGTAATACTTCTCAATTGTGGCCCATCGTTCTCCACAAAATTGACATTTCCTGTGACGTTCTATCCTACCTCCCATAACCGTATGACTTCCATAAACAACTCCCTCTTTGCCGCAATTAGGGCAAATTCTAGCTGCTGTAATATTATCTGGCATCATCCACCTCCGCCAATGCGTTAAACTCGTCTCTGTTAAGCGGCTCTGTCGGTCTTTCCTGCGGTGCTAATCCTCGGACCCGCAACGCCGTTAAAATCGCATCCGTGTTAAGCCCCAAGAAAGTTGATAGCTGCCGCATGGAGTACCCCTCTGCGCGTTTAGCCGCTACCCATTCCCACTGATCGTCGGAATACATATCACCAGGGAAATGGTATCTACGAACCATCCATATCCTCCTTCTTGATCCAATACCGTCCCGCGCAGCGGTGGGCGGTAACACAGGCGGTAGAAATCCGGCAAGGGCGAACACCAACATCCTCTGCTGCAGATTTGATCGACGGATACTCCTTCCGCTGGCCGTGACGATCAATGGAGATCACTTCGGTTTCAGTCATGGTCTGCCTCCTCAAAATAGATGTTCCCACAATTGTCATACTTCATCTGCTTGTGCTGTACGCCTCTCAAGATGATGTACGCCCGCCTAAGCTGGCCGATGTCGAAGTAGCCGAAATGGCAGTCCTCAACTGGTATCTCCATCTCGTGAGCCAGCCAGCAGTAAAGGTCGTGCCGCTTCTTTCCGGCTTTTGGTTTCCCTTTCCAAAAGCTATCAAAGATAGCGTGGCACATCTTCTTTCCTGTCCTCATGGGCTCATCAGCCAGCAGCCCAAGCGCTTCCCGTGGGCGTGGCTTATGCGTCCCCACATAGGCCCCGCACCGCTCACAGAGATAACAATAGCCACTTCCGTACTCCCGGCCATAGACACGGGCATTAGAGCCATAAGTGACAGGCCCTCCGCAGATATTACACCGGGTCGGATGGGTATTTATCATGGGCGGCCTCCCTTCGCTGGCCTGCCTTACAAAAGAAATCAGAATCGTCCGGGCATGCCGCCCACCAAAACTTGCAATAATGTTCTCCGTCTATGTAGCTATGGTTGATACACTCATGGCACCTGACCACAGGCACGGCGTCTTGTCTGTCGTTTAAAGCCATTTCGATTGTCCATCCTTGCTTATTGATTCTTGACCACAGCGTATAGCGGTTAATCCCCGTGATTCTTGCCCATTCTGCAAGTGTGTGGCTTTCTCCTTTGTATTCATAGAACACTCGGAATCGTGAATTAGATTCTTGTTTTGTGGACGTTCTGGCTTTTTATCATCAATCAGCCTCATACTCGTCCTCCTTGTCCATGCGAGCGCCGCAGTTGGGGCAGTAGCTTGATTTGTAAATACCCCGGTTGTCAATCATCAAGCCCCATTCACCACATCGGGAACAGGCCTAGCCATTCGGATACTTGAAAAACCACCGCCCATGTCGCTCCCGCTTCACCTGCTCCAGCTCGTCCCGCAGCTGCTCGTTTTCGGCCTCTAAGCGGTCCGCCCGCTGGTTCTCCTTGCTCCATAGGTCTTGCCCGCTTTCACCCAGCAGAGATTTCAGTCTCTTGTTTTCGGCCTGGAGCGTGGAGAGGGCGGTGACGGCTTCGTCAAACAATCCGGAATGATACCCCAGAGAACTTCCGTTACGCAATCCCCTTGCACTCAACTGCTCAATCAGATTCTCAATGTCCATCAGGTGTCCTCCTCCGCTGGCTGCTGGAGCCATCGTTTGATGCAGGCCAGCAGACGATCTTCCGTGCAGGGGCGTGGGTATCCCTTACTGCTGACGCATCCACCCTTCATGTCACACCACCGAGTGGAAATATCCTCAAACTTTCCCGCCTCCATTTCTGCCCGCCAGCGGCGCAGAATCTCTTGCGCCAGTCTGTCATCGTCCATGGCCCGGATTTTACCCCCATTGGTGATGGTTGATGTCTCTCCCGGGCCACCAGCCAGCTTGCGGAGACAGTCAATGGAGCCGAGCTCCTTGTAGGCATTAAGCTCATGCAGCGCACAGGCGATTTTTGCCATATCCACGGCAGA